TCGCCGACTACCCGCGGAGGTTGGGCCCACAGCCAGGCCGCCTGCGGATGGGACGACCGGCCGGAGACCATCAAAATCTACGGCGAGCCGCTCTGCTGCATTATCAACTCCTGGTCTAAGTGGAACAGTGGCCCGCGCAAGGTGCTCGGCACGAACCTTGAGATTCCGCATGGCGCCTACTGGGTCAAAGCCAGTGATATGGATCGTTGCCAGTGCATTGCGTTGTCGAGCGTTGCCGGCTGGCCGGCGCGGCAGTTGAAATCCTACGGAGCGGTTGGAAACATATGACCAAAACTCTTGCACTGGCCGACTCGTTCGGCGTGACGTTACTTGCTCTCGCCGTCGCCTCCCCCGTCGGCTGTGGCACACACGCCCCGGCCAGGGAGAACCTCCAGCCGCTCGTCGCTGTCTCGGGCTACTACGGCCTGCTGGACGCCGCTGTTGGCCCCACGCCTGCCCCGGAGCCGAAGCCCTCGGGCTGCGTCGATGGCTGCAAGTGCAACGGCACCGGAAAAGAGAAGTCCGGCGACGGTCTGGCGATGGTGAACTGCCGCTGCGCAGACGACTGTGCCTGCAAGTCCAAGGGAGCGACAAAATGCCAGAGCGGAGCCTGCCAATGGCCGACGCGCAGTATCGTGCGTTAAAGTCGTTCGCGGCGAAACGCGGCGGCTATCGCATGGCGATCCACGGAGCCATGCGCGACCGTGTTGTCGAGATGATCGTCGAGGAGTGGCCTGTCGGCTGCCACCCAGACAAGATTGAGGAAGTCCTGCGAGCCAGGCTGTCGATAAAGATCAAGGAACGGTACGGAAGCATCCTGGCGATGTTCCTGGTCGGCGTGCTCGTGAACGTCCTCGTGCGGATCGCGATCGAGTGGTGGCTGGCCCGCGAAGCCCATCGGGTACTCATGATCGGGTGGAATCAGAATGCCAAATCGCATCCCAACCTATAGGCCCGCAGCGTTTCGCCGGAGGGAGGAGAACCGCCCTAGTTCCCACGAACGGGGGTACTGCTCTGCGGCGTGGCGTCGCACCCGCCTGGCAGTGATTGCCAGGGACGGGGGTGCCTGCCGCATCTGCGGCAAGCTCGTCACTGGCCGTGGCGACGTCGATCACATCATCCCGAAGTCCCGCGGTGGCACCGACGCGCTGGACAATCTCCAGTACACGCACGTCGAGTGCCATAGCCGCAAGACTGCCGGCGAGGGCGGCTAGGCTTTTGCGGCCTTCTTGCGACGCTCACGGCTTTCGATGGCCTTGTAGGCGGCTTCTGACGCCGCCTCGTAGGACTTGATCCAGTCGGGGTTTCCGAGACGGCGCCTGTTTTCCTTCATCGTCTTTATGTCGCTCTTCTTGAGCACCTTCACGCCGAAGATCACTTGTATAACCCCCAGCGACTTTGCCAGCCTATATCCGGTCGGCTGAGAGAATCCGCCCACCTTGCAGGCATCAGCCAGCGTCACCCATTCGTCCGTGTCTATCTTCATTTCTGCCTTCCTCTCGTTTCCACGATCCGGGGTTTTGATTTTATCGCGTCATCTTTATGAACGCATCTAGCAGGTCATGGACGGCACAGGCCAACGGGGTTTCCGTCCCAAGTTCCTGCCCCAGTCTGACAAGAAGCAGGCCGCGTATCATATGGTTCCAATAATCGGGGGTCATACGGCCACCTCCGTCTCGACCGCAAGTTCAGCAGCCCGCCTCGAGCACTCAGTCGCTTTGGCTGCGAGACTCTCTGCCCCCCCCGCGAACACTAACGCCAAACGCAGCCAGGCATCGGCCGCCGTCGGATGGACGGTCTCGACGCTGTTGCCGTCGATCACGCGGACGCGGTCGACGCCGAACTCACGAACTACGTTATTGCCACCGTCAATCACGATGCACTGGGTCACCCAAGCTAGGGCACCGTTTACGCGATTGAACGTCGCAAACGCCAGAAACACTGTATCTCCATCGTGCAGAATCATTTTACGCCTCCACTCGTTTCCCTGATCAGGGGCGGCGACGAGCCGTCCCCTCCTTAACTCTCGAACGGATCACATAAGGCCGGCAGACCATCTCAGGCATCATCGCGTTACGTCGCCGGCCGGCGACGTGCAGCACAACCGTCCCCTCGCCGCTGGTGGCGATGAGGAATTCCAACTTGCCCCGCCGGAGGGCCGACACGAACCGGCAGACCCCTCTGGCAGCCATCGGCAACTTCTCGCCGCCGCCCGTTTTCCAGTACGGGCCTCCGCTCACTCTGAACCTGTCGCCAGGCTTCAGCACCACTCGAGGCGACACTTGATACTCGCCGGTCGTTTCAGTTTTCATATCGCCTCCCGTTATCGTGGTCAGTAGCCTAGTGATCGTCTGGTCTTGTAGTCAATCGTCGTTCCGACGCTTTTTCTTGAGCCGGCGAGCCAGCTTCCTGCGGGCTGTCAGCTCCTCGACGGCAGCCTGCGCTACGCGGCTCATCGCCTCGCGAGCATCCGGCTCGGAGCATAAGCCCCACTTGACCAGGCTCGTCAGCCAGCCAGCCTCGTAGGGGGTCAGTCGGCTTGTCATGTTCGGGGCTCCTTGGTGGTGAATTTACGAACGATCTCTCCGTGCTCGCTGCTCGCGCCGTCGGGCGGCAGGCCAGCCTTCAGGAAAGCGGCATGGATGCGTTGCCGCACGGCCGCGCTGGCATCTCGAAGGCTATGCCTGTACTCATAGTTCCAGAACCATGATAAGCCCATGTAGTCAGGCGTTCCGACGAATCCAGCATCCAGCCACAGCACCGCTTCGATTGCCTTCCCGGTCGCCATGATGGAAAGCCGCTCCCGGCTGCCGCCGGATGCCGTGCTCTTGGCCGTAGCCCTAATGTGCCGCTTGGCTGACGCCGTGCGGCGATCGTGTTCATCCTCGATGCTCAACATGAGCCGCCGTACCTTGGCTGGCACTCTCTTTGTCTTCATTGTCTCTTTCCTCTCGTTTCGCCGCACGGGGTTGTTACGCTCCGGGGTGGCGGCGGCCCGCCGGGGCGTGATTGATTACTTACGCTTCTTCGCGGCAACCTTCTTCGCTGGCTTCTTCTTCTCGACAGGGTCGGCACAGACCCACTCGGCCGCGTTGACGGCCAGGATCACCTCGTCATCTCCGCTCTCGCCAGTTTGCTGCCAGGCGCAGCACTCCTCGCTCCAGATGACCGAATAGCCGGCGGGGATTTCCTCGGCCATGACGCACAGCATCCGCCGCCGTGCCATCGCGTTGAGGATCACCGCGCAGTCCTCAGTTGTCAGGTCAACCGTCTTGCCGCCAGTCAGCTTGCACCGAATCGTCGTTGTCGTTGTCGCAGTTGTCATCGTCGCTCTCCTAGTGTTTCGCCGCACGGGGCGGCATGGGTAAGTCGGACTATCGTTTCCACGGGCGGGGGTCAGGCGACTGCGTCGGCCTCCTCGATCACTTTCCTCGCCGCCTCGCGGCCGGCATCGTCCGCGGCCGACACTGCGGACTTCTCGGCATCGGTCAGCGCCGCCATCGTGCCGATCGCGCCGCTGGAATACTTCCAGTATGTGCCCGCCCAGGCCGAGTGGAGAATCCGCTGCCCCTGCGGGCAGTCGGCCACGAGCCGGCTGGCACGGGCATCATCGGCCAGTGTCGCCGTCGCCGCCGCCCGGTAGGCCGCACAGGCATCGGCCATGTAGGGGTGCTCGAGGCCGGCGAACTCGTCGATGCCTCCGCGGTCGCGGGTCGTCTCGTCGGCCACGGCGAATTCGACGATCACTGGCTTCGGCTGCTCGGCGTATCCATCGTCAGGGCGATCCCAGCCTCCGGCGTGGGCCTCGGCCTCGGAGATCATCGCCTCGTCGTTGACGTTCAGGAATCCATCCTCGCTGCCGACGATGCGTCCAGTGAGTTTGCCGTGCCGGTCGATCTCCGGCCAGGCACCATCCCACCCGCCAGTATTGAAAATCTCGTCCCACTCCCGGCTCTTGAAGTGCAGGCCGGCGCCTGCCTCGCATCGACGCTCGTCTGTCATCTCGCTAAATGGTCGCATCATTCCTCTCCTCGTAGGTTTCCACGTTCCGGGGTCACCGCACGGCGGCCCATCCCATGCCCCCGCGCGTTGCCACGCTCGGGGGTTAGGGGCGGGTCGTCACTCGTCATAATGCTCGACGCTCACGATTCGAGCGTCGGCAAACTGGCCTGCGGCATCGTCCTGAAGGGCAGCATCAAGGTAGCCACCGGCCGCCTGAAAACTTTCAAAGTCGCAGGCATCCCGTGCTCCAGGTGCGGAGGCCAAGTCGATCCACTCTTCGCCGCTCCAGCAATCGCCGTTCGTTCGCTTGATATAGGTTCGCATCGTTATTCACTTTCCTATCGTTTCCCCCGTCCGGGGGTCTGTAGTTTCTCATCGTCCAGGCCCGCCGGCAACGTACCGGCGGGAATCGTCAGTTCCACCAGCCTGCCACGTTCAGTGCCCACGCCGGCCGGAATCGACCCTCGCCCGCCCAGGCCCACGGCATGAGTTGCCGGTGAAGTTCCCAGGTGCTATCGGCCGGGTCATGGTCGGCAATGTCGTAGGCGTACATTGTCGCCCGCAGAGCCAGCTTCCGGCAGCCGCAGTGCATAGCCATGTTGGATACAAAAGCCGCCCAGTGAATCACCGCGGGGGCCGCCAGGCGAGCCGGCCAAACCATCGTCACCATGTAGCGGGCATCCTCGAGCCGGTCGTTCAGTGTCAGTTTCATAGTCTCGTTTCCTTCTACGGGGTCTTATCGTTCCGCCGGCCGGGGCAACGCGCCCGCGGCCGTGCATCGCCTGCTACTTCACGAACTCATGCGACACTATCGTCCCCTCGCCGTCGCGAACGGCTTCGATTGCCGCCATGAGGACGTTGCCGTGCTCTGACGCCTCGCCGGGGGTCGTGTCGAGCGTCACCTCGACCGTCACGCTCACTCGTTGCCGCACTGTGTTGTCCAGGTTGGCCTTGGCGAGAACAGCCACGATGCTGTTCCGCATTACGTCGGCCTCGGCCGCCGACACACCCTCGCCGCAGTCGAGATCGTCGCGGATGCTCCTCAGCACTGCGAGCATCTCGGGGGCTGCGTTGAGCAGTCGGATCAGTGACCGCCACTGCTCGTCGGTCGTGGCGTGCGCCCGCGGCTCGTCGTTGTCTTGAATGTGGTCGTGGATAAAACCCAGGTCGCCGTCGCCGACGATTCTAGCCAGCCGGTCGATGTTCGCGATGCCGTAGCCGGCGTCGTTGTAGACGCCTGCATAGCCGCCATTCTCGGCCGACCGTGAAGCAATCCGCCGGCGATCCTCTGTCATGCGTTCGTGTCGAATATCTATGTTCATAGTCTCGTTTCCTCGTTCGGGGGTAATTCTCGTTTCCACGTTCGGGGCTACGTTGCCCCTGCCATTGTCGCGTTCAGTAGGATACTAGGCTATCGGGTTTCCAAAGGCAATAGCATCAGGTTTCATCGCGGGCCTCGGCTTTTGCTATGGCCGCTCTGGCGTTGTCGGCGTGATAAAGCCAGCCGCCGACGACCTCGGCCGCCACCCTTCCGGCCGACCGCTGCGCCGCCCACCGCAGAGTTTTTTCCGCGTCCTGCAAGGCCGCGAGCAACTCGGGGGCCGCCGCCATGAGCGGCATAACAGCGTTATCAAGAGTGATTCCCTTTCGGCACGACGGGCCATCGGCGTAGTTGACCGAGACGGTCAATTCGTCCGCGGACACTAAGCCGGCAACGCGGCCCGGCAGCTCCGTTACTTCGATTGTCCGGCTCGACTTTTCCCAGTTGAATTTCATCGTTCAGTTTCCTTTGGTATCGTTTCCTCGTTCCGTGGCTGGCGACGTTGCCGGCCCACCCGTCGCCCCCGCGGCTTGCGCCGGACGGGGGGTGCGGGCAGGTCGCCTATGCACGGGCATCGGAAATCCGCAGATACTCCAGAAGCGCCGCGGATGCTTTTTCGTGGCGGTTGTATGCCGACTTTATCCGCCGGTCGCGTGCCTCGAAACTTAGGTCGTGACGCCGCCCGCTCCCGGCAGTCTCTCGCTCAACTGTCTCACGCCACTTCCGGTAGGCATCCGTTTTTGCTGCCAGCAATTCCGCGTGCCGTTCGTCAATCATCGTCGCGTTCATCGTTACGTTCCTTTAGTACTCGTTTCCACGTTCCAGGGCTGGCTACATTGCCGGCCCACCCGTCGCCCCCGCGGCTTTCGCCGGCCGGGGGTTGCGGGCGGGTCGTGCTCACGACTGCGCGGCGATCCATTCGTCAAGTTCCCAGTCGAGCCGTGTTCCGCAAGACGTCTCGCCGAGCACAATCCGGCCGCGGGTGTAGTAGTCGGTGAAGCCGGCTGGCGCCAGCTTTACCAGGCCGGTCGCAAAGAGCCTCGCGAAGTCTGCGAGCGTCTTGCCGCCGCAAGACGGGCCGCCGCACACTGCCCGGTATAGGTTGCAAGGCAGTTCAATCGCCGTAGCGTCCGCGGCGCCCCGGCGAAAAATCACGCGGGTGAATCCAGGCCGCCAATCGCCGAGATTGAGGGCCGACGTCGCAACATATTCTTTCAGGTTTTCCACGTTCGGGGTTCCTTTCGTATCGTTTCCACGTTCCGGGGCCGGCTCCGGCCCACCCGTCGCCCCCGCGGCTTGCGCCGGACGGGGGTTGCGGGCGGGTCGCTAAATCCACTGGCCGCCGCTTGTAAGATGCCCGTGCCAGGCGGCCGGAGTGTCGTCGTCGGCCGCGTGAAACACTGGTAGCGGCCACTCCAATCGGTTGCATTTCACCGCCTCGAGTTTCCTTGCCGTCGCCAGCGTTGCCGCGAGGGTTCCGCGGGCCATGCACGGGGAGCCGTGCTTGCTCAATAGCTGCCACGAATCGGCCGCGTCGTTGCGGGCGACATAGAAAGCAGTTTGCATCGTTCGTTCCTTTGCTATCGTTTCCACGTTCCGGGTTGCCCCTCTGGCGCCCGGCCCGTCGCCGCCCCCGTCGTTTCCACGAACCGGGGGCGGTTGCGGGCGGGGCGACTATCCCTGGAAGTCACCGATATAGGCGTCCTCCGCCTCTAGTTGCTCCACGGTCAAAGTCTCAAAGTCGCCGTCGCAATCGACCGCGGGATCGGCGCCAATATCGGCATACGCTTTCTCCGCCGCCGCTCGAGCCGCGGCATACCGTCGAGCGGAAGCCGCGTTAGCAAATACCAGGCCGACATACACTTCGCTCCGGGTGCCACGGTAATACAGTCTCCAGGCACCGTCGGTTCCGCGTTTTGCCATTATGTAATTCATCGTTTCCACGTTCGGGGTTCCTTGCTTCTAGGGTTTCTACGTTCGGGGGTAATCGAGACGTTCAATCAACTCCGCGGCTTCCGCTATCGCCGCGTCGCGGGCCTGCGCCGCTGTTTCGTATTCCTGGTAATCGCAATTCGCGTTTGACCATGCCGCTACTTGTTCGGCCTGGACAATCCGCCGCAACGCGGTTTCCAGTAGGCTGGAAAACTCTTGCGACGGCACGGGCATGAATCGGTTTCTCATGATCGGGGTTCCTCTCGTTCCCACGTTCCGGCCGTTACACCCGGCGGCCGGTTCCGGTTTTCCACGTTCGGGGGTTATGTTGTTCTGTACCTTAAAACGGAGCGGCTTCCTTGCGGGGCCGTCCGGCCGTCGGGTGGCGCTTGAAACTCTCCGCGGCGGAGCGCTTCACAAGCCAGCAACGGCCGACGCGGAAGCCAGCCACCCGGCCATCCTTCACAAGCTGGCGCAACCATTGTTCAGAAATATCCGCGGCATACGCTGCCAGCGGGAGCGGCAATAAATCATCCGGCGATACTGCCGCCCTCGGCGCTTCGAGTTTTGCACGATCCAGGGCGCGGCCGAAAGTTTCCGCGGCCGGGGGTAGTTCGGGAGCCTCCCCCGTCACAAGCGCCCACAATTCCGCCGCGGGATCGGCGGAGCCTAGTTCGGGCAATTCCGTTGCTGACAGCTCCCGCGCCACGTCGTCGAAGCGTTTCACGTTCGTCATATCGCCGTCGGTTGTGGCGTGCCGGTTTGCTAGTTTCCACCTACCCCCGTGGCCGTGGCCTAGAGCGGCGAACGCTATCCGCCGCATTTCGACCGGCCGCTCGATTGCCGCTCGATCATGCTCCCGCATTTCATCGTAAGTAGCCTTGACGGCTTGCCAGTCTAGGCCGGCGGTTTCCGCCGCGGCTTTCATTTCGGATTGTTTCATGGTCTAGGTTTCCACGTTCGGGGGTAGGGTTTTTGTTCGCGTTTCCACGTTCGGGGGTAGGTTCAAACAATCGCAATTCCGCGGGGGAGTTTTCCATCCTCTCCCAGCCGGCGGAGGAGTAGGGTTGCCGCAGAGCGGAAAACGTCGCCGCACACCATCCCTTCCCCGTCGGAATCCAATCCTATTCCGCTACAGACATAGGCCATCTTGGGGCTATCCGACGGCTGGATCGTTCCAATCGGCCGGCCGTCCAGGCGAACGGTAATTGCGCCGGGAGTTTCAAACGGAAAGCTATCGCGGGTAAATTCGATCATCGTTCGTTTCCTTAAAGGGGCTATCGTTTCCACGTTCGGGGGTAGCTGCCACAAGCCGCTACCCGTTTCCACGTTCGGGGGTAGGTCAATCGAGCCGGACTAGGCCGCGGAGAGTTTCCACGGTTTCCATATTCCATATTTCAACGCGGCAGCGTAGCCAGTGCGCGCCGTTTCTCTTGACGATTGCGCGGCCGGTTGTTTCAAGCCGCGCCGCGCCAGCGTAGACAACTCCGCGAACGTAGGCCGTGGCGGAGCCGCGGAGATTCGACCGCAACCGGAAAGAATAGGGCGCCAGACTATCCAATAGTTCCGGCTCGACCGGCTCGAGCCGGCCGCAATCGTTCCATCCTTCAAGGTAGACCCTATCCGAAACCGTCCAGCGGCAGCCGTCCAGGTAGACCGTATCGCCGACGGTTGCGGCTTGATCCAGTTCAATCGTTCTCATTTTCTGTATCTCCGTTTCCAGGTTCAAAGACTGGGAGCCGACGGCTCCCCCGTCGCGGGCGGCCGCGCGCGGCGCCCGTTGCGGGGAGGCCGGGGGCTATTCGCCGCGGCGCCGCGCCTCCCCGTCGATAGCCCCTAGAATTTCTTGGGCAATCCAACCGGCGGCGATAGATTGACCGCCGGCAATCCATCTGGAAACCGTATCTGTATCGAAACCATCCCCCGGTTGCCCGTATTCGGAAACGGCTCTATCGCATATCTCGCGGTTGTTTCCGCTCTCCGCCCAATGGAACAAATCGGCCGTATAAATATCGACGGCTCCATCAATGAAATCGTTTATACAGTCTTGCGCCTCTGCGACGGTTTCGAATTCTTCCGCCCAATCGGCGGCGCGGCTTGCAATTTCATATACCCAATCGCAGGGCGGCCGATCATCAACGGCCGAATGGACGCGATACATTAGGCTGTTAGTGTTTGGCAGCGTATCGCACAGAATCCATTCTGGAGCCGTTTCCCGAATTCGATAGAAATTCTCTCCGTTTGTTCGCGTTGCGGTTTCGAAAGCCGCGGATAGTTCGGCGGCGATGGTCTGGAAAACTGTTTTCGTTGCGTTCATGGTCTAGTTTCTTTCGGGTCTAGTGGTTTGCCGCGGTTTGAAACCGGCCGCGGCTTTCCGGTTTTAGTATCTGGTTTTGTAGGCTACTGGCAGAAATAGAATTCGATAGCATCATTGAACGCGGCAACCGTTGCCGCGCGGCAATCGTCCAGGCTTGCGCGAGATTCAATCGAGCCGGAGCCGCAATAGCCCCTATGATTCTGGTCGTAGGATGGATCGCCAGTGTTCAGGACAATCGCGCCGGGCGGACGGATATAGATTCGGAATTCCAGGCTATCGCCGCGCTCGACATACTCCGCGGCGGAGTGTTGAATATCCGCGGCAATAGTCTCGAGCTCCGATGGCAGGAATCCGCCGCTCTTGATCCAGTTGTTTAGGTTTTCGCAACCGTCGGAAACCGTTTCCGTATCGTCAACGTCAAGGCCGTCAAGGATCGTTTGTAGCGTTGTGTTCGGGTCCATAGTTTTAGTCCTTCGCTTCCAGTGTGTTGCCGCGGGTTTGAAACCGGCCGCGGCTCCCGGCTCGAGTCTGTTGTCTACTGGCCTAGTTCCACTCCCAGCTCTGCCGCTCTGATCTCCAGCCATTCGGCATATTGAACGTCTGTTAGAGGCTCCCAGCAATCGACCGCGTTTTCGTTGTCCATTGTCATACCCTCCGGTTTTTGTCGCCGCGGTTTCCGCCGCGGTTGATAGAAAGATAGGCTACCGATTGTCCGCCGTCAAGTAGCATACGATAAGTATCGGGAAAACTTGCGCGGAATCTGTAAATTTTTTTAGTGGACACTTTGGCGAATGAGAAACGGCGCGCGCAACTGCCGCGAAAACCGCGGTTTTTGGTGCGCAATTAGGCCGGGAAATTTTCGAGCCGTCCAGTTATCGCGGTTGCGAAATACTCCGGCCGCTCGAGCCGTCGCCGCCGGCCGTCCAGGTATCGCGGTTGCGAAATACCGGCGCGCCTCGCCTCCCGGTAGGGTACCACCCGACGGGGGGGTTTGGACGGCAGACCGCTTGTCCCCCGAGGGAGACGCGGCCGACGGCGTACCTAAAAAGCTGGCCGGTCGGTTTGGAGAAAAATATCTTGTCCTGTAGACTGTTTGCGTGGAGAGCGACGAACGGAGTCGCGAAGGCAAGGATGCCTCGCCATGCCCGGTATGCGGCGGCAAAGTGCCTCCGTCCCTTGGCGGAAAACCTCGCAAGTACTGCTCCAAGAACTGCCGCGTAAAGGCGGCCAAAGGCATCGCATTTCGCGACTCGCTTGTTCACTCCTGCTCGCAGTGCGGCAGTGAGGTCAAGTACGCAGGCCGAGGGCCGAGGTGGAACATCCACTGTCAGGCGTGCCGGTCTGGGGCCGTCTCTCGTAAAAAGCAGCCGTTTAGCGAGGAGAGGATTTGCAAGCTATGCAGCAAGCCTTTTACCGCAACGAGCGCGAATCGAAAGAAACAGTACTGCTCGATAGCGTGCGGCAAGAAGTCACCACTTAAAGCAGCACTAGCCGCTGAACGCAATAGGGCAAGGACGAAGGCCTACAAGTGCTTGTGCTGCGAGCAGCCGTTCGTAAGGCAAAAGGCAAACGGGGTTTACTCCTGCCGCAAAAAGTACTGCTCCCGCGAGTGCGCATTTGAGGCTAGGAGGCTGAAACTCCCTGCCGCACGAAGGCCGCTGGAAATTGCCAAGCAGCTCGCGAGGTGGTTTCACCAGTGGGGCGATGACGTCTACCCAATCGTATCAAGGTGCAGTAAATGTAGGACTGCAATAGTCAATTCGCGTGCCGGCGAAGACCCCCATCGACCGTGCGGCGAGTGCAGTAAACCAGTTCGGCTTTGCCCCGGATGCGGATGCTGCTTGCTGAGAAGAAGGCTGTGGTGCCAAGAGTGCGCAGCCGTTAGGAAGACAGAGGCAATCAGGAGGGAAAGGAGGAAAGATAAGCTCAGTGGCAAGCGAGCCCCTTCCCTTCGCAAGCGTTGCCGCAAATTCGGCGTCACATACACGCCGATCTCGAGGAAGAAGGTGTTCGACCGCGACAAGTGGAGATGCCAGATTTGTGGCGTCAAACTTCTGCTGGAGTACACGAAGATCGTCGGCACGCCTGCACCGCACCCGCGATCCCCGACGATAGACCATATCGTCCCGCTGTCCTTCGGGCCGTCGTCGCCAGGTCACGTTTTGTCGAATGTTCAGGCTTGTTGCTGGCAGTGCAACTGCCTGAAGTCCGACCAGCACCCAGACTCCTTTGTGCCGCCATACGCTACAAGACTAGACTATTGAGCATGGCAAGAGGACCGGCACCACTACCGAAGCACACGCTCAAGCTCCGCGGATCGGACGAGGCCAACTACCGAGAGGAACTCGGGACGGCACCGTCTTCGCTGCCGGAGCCCCCCGGCTACCTGAAGCCATCCGCGGCAGCAATGTTTCGCCAGGTCTGCGAGATGACTCAGAAGATGGGCACGCTTGCGGAGAGCGACACTGAGGTCATCGGCCGGTATTCGGCCGTGTGGGATCGTTGGAGAGCGGCAGAGGAGCAACTGAAGGGGCTTGATAGCGGGTACATCGAGGTGCTCGCCCCCGACGGCAGCATCCGCTTCAGCAGGCCGAACAAGTGGATGACTCAGGCAAACGTCGCCCACGAGCAACTACGGCAACTCGAAACCGTCCTCGGCCTCACACCAGCAGACAGGACGAGACTCGGCTATCACGCCGAAAAGGTCGTCCTCGACCCAATGGATGCCCTCCTCTCCAAGCGTGGTTGATATCCGCGATTTCATCGCGTTGCTCAAACATTCCCGCGGAGATTTCGCAGGGAAGCAGTTTACCCTTGAGCAGTGGCAGGACGACTACCTCAACACGCTCCTGAACACGAAGCGCGACGACGGTCTTCGCAAATATCGCACGAGCCTACTGGCCCTCGCACGCAAAAATGGCAAGACCCAAATGGCAGCCGCGCTGGGGCTCTATATGGCCTTCTGCGATGACATCGGGGCCGAGGTGATCGTCGCGGCCGGCGACCGCTCCCAGGCCAGCCTCCTGCATACGGCGGCCAAGCATCTGCTGGAATCCTGCCCGTCGCTGGCTCGACGAGCCAAGGTCTACCGCAACAGCATCGTCGTGCCGGAACGGAATGCGTCGATGTTCTGCATATCGAGCGAAGCGGGCACGAAACATGGCTACAACCCTTCGTGCGTCCTTATCGACGAATACCACGTCTTCCCCGACCGGGAGCTGGTCGACGTGCTGGAAACGGGTATGGGGGCGCGATCCCAGCCGCTGACCGTTTACATAACGACAGCCGGCACGGATATGCAGGGGCCGTGCTACAAGGACTGGCAGCGGGCCGAGAAGATACGCGACGGCGTGCTGAAGGATGACACATTCTTGCCGTGCATCTACGCAGCGCCGTCGGATGCCGACCCGTTCATTGAGGAAACTTGGAAGGCCGCTAATCCGAACTACGGGATCACGCTGAAGCCGGACTACTTCCACCAGATGGCGACGCGGGCGAAGCAGTCAGCCAGCGAGGAAGTGGTTTTCAGGACGTTGCATTTGAACCAGTGGTGCAACTCGGAAACAAAGTGGATTCGCCACGGTGCATTTCAGGCCAATGACGGCCCCCTTCGCCCCACCGATGGCCGCGTCGCCTACTGCGGCCTTGACTTGTCGAGCACTTCGGACACGACGGCTTTCGTGGCGATCTGGCCCGACGACGACGGAACCTTCGATGTTCACTGCCACGTCTTCGTGCCGGAGGCCGGCGCTGACAAGGCCAGCAAGTCTGACAGAGTCCCGTATCGGCAATGGGCCAAAGACGGTTTTGTTACACTAACGGAAGGCGATATCACGGATTACGACGTGGTTCGCGACTACGTTCTCTCGTTTTGCGAGAAGAATGCGGTTCGTGCTGTAGCCATTGATCGCTGGAATGCCACGCACATTACGACTCAGTTAGTTTCGGAGGGCGTCGAAGTCAAGCCGTTTGGGCAGGGTTTTGCCAGCATGAGCAGCCCTACAAAACTGCTTGAGACTCTGATCATAAGTAAGAAACTCAGGCACGCTGGCGACCCCGTCTTGGCCTGGCAAGTGTCGAATGTGCAGGTGAAGGTGGACGACGCTGGCAACATCAAACCTACAAAGCAACACTCTCACTCGACGTCAAGGATTGACGCGGCAGTCGCATTGATCATGGCGCTGGGGCTTGCAAGCGGCGAACTCCACGGACCCGAAACCGACCCTGAATTGGTGGTGTTTTAGTGGCAGAACGCACGGCCGATATCGAAGACCTCGTCGAGATGCGATACAGCCTCGCTCGTGTATTCGAGGAGATCGCCGGGAACCAGAAGACCTCGGCCGGCGTGTCTGTTTCGCCTGAGAGCAGCCTCTATTGCAGTGCCGTATTGGCCTGCGTTCGAGTGTTGAGCGAGTCGATTGCCTCGATGCCGTTCAACCTCTACCGACGGCTCCCCGGCGGCGGCAAGGAAATCGCCGAAGACCATCCGCTTCAAGAGGTGCTGGCCTACCAGCCGAACGAGTGGATGACGAGTTTCGAGTGGCGTGAGTGGGTGCAGAGCCAGATGCTCCTCTGGGGCAATGCCTACTGCCTGATCAAGCCAGGCCGCCGCGGAGCCGTTGATCAACTGATCCCGCTCCACGCCAGCCGCATGAAGATCGTGCGGCTTGAGAACGGCAAACTCCAGTACCAATACACCGAAGAGAACAGGCCCGTCCCCACGCCCTACCGGCAGGATGAAATCTTCCACCTGCGGTGGCTCTCGAGCGACGGCGTCACCGGCTATGTCCCGACGACGCTGTCGAAAGACGCGATCGCACTCGCGAGAGCGACCGAACTGCACTCGTCCGCATTTTTTGGGAACGGCGCGCAGACAGGGACGTACATCGAAACTGATCAGCCCCACAAGCCAGACGCCCTTCAGCGTTTCCGGCAGCAATGGGACGACGCCCATAGAGGCCCAGGCCAAGCGTTCAAAACTGTGATCATGCCCCACGGCTTTCACAAGAAGAACGACCCGGTCAATAACCAGCACGCGGAGCTGATCGCCACACGAAGGTATCAGTGCGAGGAAGTGGCACGGCACTACCGCGTTCCGTTGTCGCTCCTCGGCGACCTGTCGAACGTGCGGTACAACACGGTCGAACAGTCGGCCATCGACTTTGCGACGTTTTCCTTGATTCCGCATTGCCGTAGATGGCAATTTGCCTGCCGTCGTGACTTAATCACCGACGATAAGAATTATTTCGTCGAGTTCGACGTGTCGGCGTTGATGGCGGGCGACTATCAGGCTCGCAGCCAGTTCATGCGAGAGATGTTCAATATGGGCGTCTTGAGCGTGGACGAGATTCGCGGCCAGATCGGCTACAACCCGCTCCCCGAAGGGCTGGGAAACAAGCGTTTCGTGCAGGTGAATATGCAACTGCTCGACGCTTTCACGGTGAACAACCCCAACGGAGCGACGCAGCCGCAGACGGCACCGCTGCCGCCGGACGGCCAGGAAGACGATGCCGACGAGCAGGACGGCAACGAAGGCCCAACCCCGACGGACGCTGCCACCAGCGATCGGTCTGCCTCGGAGGTGCTGTTCCGCACGACGCTTCGCCGTCTCGCGGCCGTCGAGGCCGACGGCATCCGCGAGCGTCGGAACAAGCCGGCCAAGATCACCGCCTGGTTCGAGGCCCACGAGCAGCGGATGAAGACCGAACTGCTCGACGCCGCCAAGGCTACAGGCCGCGACATCGACGAATTCGTGATGGGCTGGATGGACGAATCAAGGAACCTGCTGCTGG